AGCGAAACAAGTAAACGCAAACGACTCACAGTTTAGCATTGCTGCCTGATAAAGGCAGCTAGGGTAGTTATACCTCGTAACAGAAAATAGCTGAAAAGACACTTCGGTGTCTTTTCCCATATCAACTATCATACATTACACAATCAGTGTATACTCTTTGCTCGGTTACATAATTTATTTGACACTGTTTGTCATGCTAAATATTAATCTAACCCCAAAAGGGTTATTATAAACTAAAGGAAATATAATATGAAGAAATATGCTTTACTCTTGGCCCTAGCATTGGCCTCAGGTTTTGTGCTAGCACAAACCGCTCCCCAAGTCAGCGTCTACGGCAAGGTACGTGAGTATCAAGAATCATACACAGCTGGTACCGCTAGTGCGCTTACTCGCTTGACTAATGACTCAAGCCGTTTAGGTGTCAAAGCCTCTAGTGATGTTGGTGATGGCATCACAGCTGCCGTTATCATCGAAACTGGCGTAGCAATGGACGCACCAAGTGCTACTACACTAGGTGATCGTACTGCAACCTTTAGCTTGAGCAACAATTTAGGTTCTTTGAGTATGGGTCGTGACAAGCACAGTGTAGTTCGTGTGTTGGATAACTATGATGCATTTGACAATGCTTATGGCACCATCGCTGCTACCATTCACTCTGCACAAGGCAGTCGTTTGCAAAATGGTTTGTTTGTGAACACAGCAAGTATCGCTGGCTTCACAGGACAATATGTGATGGCTAATAGCGAAACTGCTGGAACTACTAATGTTCAGACTGGTAGCATCAGCTACACTTTAGGACCTATGTCCGCTACAGTCGCTCGTTATGATGACAGCAGCACTAGTCTCAGCACTATCGTTGGTGTAAAGTACAAATTAGCTTCTACTAAAACCACATTGTTTGCTATGTATAGTGATGACAAGGTATCCAATGTAAGCACAACAGGTTCTAGCGTTGGTATCAACCAAGCTGTGACTGATCGTGTCAGTGTTCAAGGTACATACGGTCAGACAAACACTAGCGTTACTGGTCGTGGCGTAGGCGTGACTTATGCGATGAACAAAGCATTGAGTTTTCATGGTCGTTATAGCTTCATCGATACTACAACCGATATTACTCAATACGGCGTAGGCGTAGAATTCAATTTCTAATCTAACTTAAATTAGAGCAAAGGGCACGATGTGCCCTTTTCCGTTGGATGTAATATTACTGTCACAATATTGTCAATAAATATCTAATGAGAAAAATAAATAACCGACCTCAAGATAGAGAGGATGCTGGAACTCGTAACCAGTACTAAGGGCCGAAAGGCTCTTTTTTATTAGAATAATAACAATGAAAACATACAGATCAATTTTTATCTCTGATGTACATTTAGGAACCAAAGATTGTCAAGCTGACAAACTTAACAACTTTCTAAAGCATAATACATGCGATACATTATATCTAGTTGGGGATATAATTGATGCATGGCGTATCCAACAAAACAAATGGCGCTGGAAACAGAGTCATACCAATGTAGTTAGGCGTGTTTTAGGACACGCTAAACGTGGTACAAGAGTTGTTTATGTAGCTGGAAATCATGATGAATTTCTAAGACCAATGATTCCATATGGATTCAGTTTTGGTTCGATAGAAATATGCAATCAAATAGAACATGTAGGTGCTGATGGTAAGCATTACCTAGTGGTGCATGGAGATATGTTTGATGGGATAACAAGATTGGCTCCATGGATAGCGTTCTTGGGTGATACTGCTTATGATTTCATACTAACATGGAACAGTAGATTTAATTGGATACGACATAAATTTGGGTTTGGTTATTGGAGTCTGAGTCAATACTTGAAGCAACGTGTAAAGAAAGCTGTAGATTTTATTTTTCACTTTGAAAACAATTTAGCTAAGTACTGTAAGAAACGTGGATTTGATGGTGTAATATGCGGACATATACATCATGCTGAAATCAAAGACATAGATGGCATCACTTACATGAATGACGGTGATTGGGTTGAAAGTTGTACAGCACTTGTAGAACACCATAATGGTAAGTGGGAAATAATTACATGGACTAAAGAAAATGATCAAGACGATATTAATAATAACAGATAATATACCGGAGCAGATAAATGGCGTTGTCACGACATACAAGAATCTGGAGGCATGTGCGATTCTGGACGGCTATCGTGTTGTTTATCTTACTCCCATGGAGTTCGTATTTTTTAATTGCCCAGGCTACAATGAAGTTAAAATTTCGTTTCCGTGGAAGATTGGGGAGAAGATTAGGGATGTGGCTCCGGATTATATACACATCGCCACAGAAGGTCCTCTGGGTCTCTACGCTAGATTTTATCTTGACCGGCACTATCGTAAGTATAATACTGCTTACCATACTAAATTTCCTGAAGGGATGAAGAAAGTATTAGGCATTCCTGAAAGTATCACATGGAAATATGTTCGTTGGTTTCATAAACACAGTGGGCGTGTATTGACTACTACAGATAGCATGGTGAAAGAACTCAAAGCAAATGGCTTCTGGGGTGATATCAAAAGCTGGACACGCGGAGTAGATAGAACTATATTCAATACTTCATATCGCAAGCGTGATACAAATGAGATTATATTATTATGCGTGAGTAGATTGAGTCCTGAAAAGAATCTTGATGCGTTTTGCAGTTTGGATTATCCCAATGCAAGAAAAGTATTAGTAGGTGATGGACCAGATCGTGCTAGACTTGAGAAGTTATACCCCGATGTAAAATTTGTAGGATTCAAAACAGGATGGGAGTTAGCACAATACTATGCTAACGCTGATGTGTTCGTGTTTCCTAGCAAGTGGGAGACGTTTGGTATCGTGATGATCGAAGCGATGGCATGTGGTACTCCAGTCGCTGCTTACCCAGTCCAAGGACCACTAGATGTAGTTGAACAGGGTGTTACTGGCTTCATGAATGAAGACATGACCGACGCTATAACTGGTTGCTTACAGTTAGATAGAGACGGGGTGCTAGAAGGTAGTCAATGTTGGAGTTGGGATAATGCTTGGAAGATATTCCGAGACAATCTTACCCCGCTTTAATCTTCATAGTCTTGGCGCAAGTCAGGGTCAATCAGTTGGCCACGCATCAAGTATAGTGGACTTTTACGATAGATCACAGCATCATGGAATGGATCTGTCAATATCTTCAAACACCAAACTAGTGCGACTCTACGGCTTTGTATAGCAGTGAGCTGAATCATGCGGAACACCACAGCAGCTAGTCCTAACCACAACCAACCCCAACCAATTCTATCTATTAGTGTGTCCGGAGCAGCATCAGGCATGACAAAATTGAACAATGCCGCATCAAAATATGCCAGTACAGGAACTGTCAACCAGAAAGCGATCAATACTCTTTTACGCTTGAGATTGTATCCAATCTTGATAGCCTCTTTATGATCTTGGGTGGCTTGATTGTATGTGTCGTAGTCTTTAGGTTCAAAGAAGAAATGTCCTGCTTGGCGTGTGGTCATTGAGAACAACCATGCGATATACGCACTAATTACAGGATCTATGAACAGATACGCATAAGCAACTATGAATGATAAAGCACTGAGTAGGTGCAAGAATTGATTGATTCGGCTGTGATGATAATAGCGATGATCGTCCCATCTTTGCACTCTTAATGTCTCTAGTATTTCTTTCATAGTTTACCCCATTTTACTATTTAGTGACAATAGTATGTCATTTAAATGACACGACTATCTATTCATCAAATCATTTGTGAAGTCTAAGAGCAATTCGTGCTGCTCACCACTGTGCCACTTGCCCTTCATGTAACTATAGCTGTCGTACCAGAATTGTTCTGCTTCAGGATGACAACCAATTAACCCTATACGCTTTTGATAAATTGCCATACTATCGCCATTGGCATATGTTGCGATTGTTTTGAATTTATGTTTGTTACCAACTAATGAACACCCATCGTAGAAGAACATATTCATGGGTTCATCTTTCCAGGTCACCTCTAAGTTTTTAGCATGTGGTCTACGGGTATCTGCTTTAGGTCGTTTGATATACTGAACCGCATCTACTTCATCTAAAATATCTAAATAATGACTACCAGCCCAATATGCGCCCATACAGATACCTAGATATCTGCCACCGTTATGGATGAATTCTTTCACCCTATCACCGTTGTTTTTGAATAATTGCTTGAATGTATCACTATCCCCGATTCCGCCGGGTACAGCAACCATGTCTACATCATTGAAGAAATCGGATTCTACTTTGTTTTTGCTAAAGATTTTGAAGTTATAATATTGGCTTAAGGCCTTCATCATGCCGTTGCCTGATTGGACGGAGCATTTTGGATCGTACAAGAATAATGCGATTGTGGGTTTCACAAGCTTATTTATGTGTCTATAAATACTTTGACATAAATACCAAAAGGTACTATAATAACAATATGAAAATCCAAACTGCTCTAGACTGGCAAGATGTATCTATGCAACTACGCAAAGATTTGGATCGTGTTGGGTACAACCCAGACTTGCGAAAGATGTTCAACAATATCCAAATTATGATAACTGAGTTGAGCAAACTTGAAGTGAATGGGCGCAGGATAAAATCAACTGATTTTACCCAAACTCAAGTTGACAAGATTAATAAAGCAATTGACCATCTGGAAAAGCTGATATTGATGGGCCTGCTCATGAAATAAAAGGTTGACGATAAATGGTTTTGGGTGTATAATACAATCTTAGACAGTCAAGTAATGGAGTTAATTATGATCGTTTGGAATGTTCAAATTTACCGTGTGCATCCTGAGTCCTTTCGTCCAAATTTCTACAAAGTCTTAGATGAGCGTGAGTTTGTGATTGAAGGTGAGGCATATCCAGGAGAAGCTGAACAAGAAGCATATGGATATGCGGCAGTTTACAATCGACAGCACTACTACAATTACCCAGATACTCCTACAGGTTTTGCCTTTGTCACTGGTCAGATCGACACAGAAACTGGAGAGAACCTATGAACGAAAAATATCCCTACGCTATCATTCAACGGCGTATCGATGTTGTGAGCCGAGTGCCAGCATGGGCACAGGGTACGATCAACAAGGGTGACCAGGTCTACCGGCTGGATAGCCAAACTGTTTATATAAAAGGTAGTGGTCGATACAAGTTAGGCGAATCCTACACCAAATTTAAGGGCTATACAACTGGTGTTGAATTGTTTTAAGGTTGACATTAAATGGTTTTGGGTATATAATACAATCTTAGACAGTCAACAAACGGAGTTAATTATGAATCAGTTCAGCGTACATGACACAGTTTCTTGGTCTAGTGCTGCCGGTAATCTTGAAGGTGTTATCACTAACATTTGCTTGAGTCTGAATGCAGCTAATCAAATTGTTCCCTGGATCGATATCAAGGCTATCAACAAACAAGGTCGTGCGTATAGTGTCCGACTTTGCGCTACTCACGGCAATCTGAATGCAATGCGTGTTGCTAAAGTTGAAGTTGAAACTGTTTAAGGAGTAAATCATGGCTCGCTATCAACACCCCGCTCCCCTCAATATCAATGCTGATATTGTGTGGGGGGCAGCCTGTCAAGCACAACGCCTCAATCAAGGTTACATTAAGGTTAGCGAAGATGCTCCTGCAGGGCAAACTAACCGTAATTTGGTAATGCAATTTATTGCCGACCCTACACAGATTACACCAGAAGATATTGAGCAAGGTAAACAGGCTCGCAAATTCTTTCAAGCATTCACATTCAAAATCCTCAAAGGTATCAAGTTGTCAGAGTTTGACAACACCGCAATGTTGATTGCCAATCGTGATACTATTGATACCAATTTTGATATCGCAATACTGACAAGTTTGCCTAGTAGTTACGAGCGTGGCATCAAACGCCAGACTGTGGATCAGCGTATCAGTTTCGCTAGGGGCGGATTGATTGGTCGTGTAACCGAAAAAGTATCTACTAGTATTGAGGTACTTAAGTCTTTCTATTCACAGCAATGGAACACTAATTATGTCACTGGTATCACTAGTGATGATCAGGTTCTATTCTTTGCATACAAACAATCATTAGAAGTGGGCAAGCAGTTTAATATTTTTGGAACTGTCAAAGCACACCGTGACAATGTTACCCAATTGAATAGGGTAAAAATTCTTTCTGTAGTATAATGTAGGTATTCAAATCATTTTGGAGTTAATATGAAAGTTATCGTTATTGCATTCCTGCTTAGTATGCTTACTGCATGCGGCACTATTGGTGGAGCAGTCAGTGGTGCTGGTACAGACTTGACTAAAGCCGGCGAATGGATTCGGAGTCGTTAACATGTTGAATTTTGTTTTAGGCGCTGTATTTGGTATTATAATCGCTACAACAGGTGTAGCGCCATTGGCCAGAATGCTTGACCATGGTGTAAATCAAATAAAAGCTGTCGCACACGAACAGGCAAAATGATGGCTGAAAGACTAACATTGTTTCCAGAGGAAGAAACTAAGCGTATGCTAGGCGAATTAGTTATTCCTGTACACACAATGGAAGCATTGGATAATTATTTCTTTAGAGGTTGGCAACCCGGTGGGTTCCTTACAAGCATTCTTACCGACGATCTATATGGTGCGGTTAGAAGTGCAGACTATGCCAATAAACATGTTATCTATGAGATTGTCCAATGGTTGACTCTTGAACCAATAGTTCCTAAAAATAGCTGGGGACATGAAGAACATGTATCTAATTGGTTGCGTAATGTTGACGGTTGTAGAACCGAATGGGTTGACATGATGGAAAAACTATTAATTTGGGAAACTTTGAAAGCATAATATGACAGGCTGGAACACAATCAAACAAATTCGTTCTATTGAGGAACGGGCCGATTTACTAGGTATGAAGTTGGCTCCCTATCGTCATGATGACCGTTACGGCGACAATGTGGCATTGATCCCAAAAGACAATGACGCATTGCCCATCTACACCCGTGATGCTATTCTGTTTGCTGGTTCACTTGAAGGGGCTGGTCATTGGATGCAAGGTTTGTTATGGGCACGAGAATACGACCGCATGTTGATTGACAAGAACACAGATGCCAAACGTCAGCGTAAAGAACAAGATGAACGCAATAAGCAAATAGTCAGAATCTTGAAAGAAGAAAAATTATATTTGGTGCCAAATGATTAAAAATATTATCTTAGGTGGATTGTTGATTATTCCAGTATTGTTCTGGATCAAAGTTGATCCAGAGCGCACAGCGCCTGATAATCCGGACATAGTGGTAATTGAGTATAAATGTTCTGAATTGTTTAAATATAATGATACCCCCGAAGAAGTAACCGATGAATGCAGAATTAAAGCGGAAAAAGCTACTAATAACAAAAAATAATAGAAAAATTTTCTGAATAAATATAATATGAGTATACATAGGAGAAACCATGTCAGTTAGTTGGATAGCTAAGTTAAATGAAAGTGATAGCCGCCTTCACAAAGAGGAAGTTATCAAACAAGCGTTAGACGCAAGTGTCCTAGGCAATGAAAGTGCTATTAATTTCTTGACCTTTGCTAAGGCTTGTTATAATCCGTATGTGACATTTGGTGTCCGTGACGTGCCTGAATCTAAGGGTGTTAATCATTGTTCTAATCCTTGGGACGAGTTTGGCGACTTACTATACAAATTAAGTTTGCGTGAGTTGTCAGGTAACGCAGCGGTCACCGCAGTGCATGAAATGGCATGGAAGTTTGATAGTGATGAATGGAATGGATTTGTTGCGCCTATTATCCGCAGAGACCTTCGTGCAGGAGTCAGTGAAAAAACAATTAACAAAATATGTAAAGGCACTGAATTTGAAATTCCAGTGTTTGGTTGTCAATTAGCAACTACAAGTGAAGATCGCCCGGAGATGCAAGGGGTCAAACGCCTTGAACCTAAATTAGATGGGGTGCGTGTATTGATGACAGTAACACCAAATGATGCAGGTGGTTGTGCTGTAGTATGCTTTAGTCGCAATGGCAAAGAGTTTGAAAATTTCAAACTGATTGAAGAACAGATTACTACTAACTACGCATTACTATTAAAAACAAATCCTAGAATGTTGAAAAAAGGTTTTGTACTTGATGGTGAAGTAATTGGTGCATCTTTCCAAGAACTAATGCGTCAAGCCCGTAGAAAGACTGATGTTAAGGCTGATGATAGCATTTACAATATCTTTGATATTATTCCATTGGAAGAATTCTTTAAAGGTCGTTGGGAAGAATCATTGACTAAGAGACTTAAAGTATTGGACAAGATGAAAGAAGTTGTTGAACTCATGCCCAATGTTGATTTCTTGCCTCATATCAAAGTTAATCTAGACACTGCGGCAGGTCGTGGTCAACTTGAACGCTATGCTAGAGAGAATGTAGCAGATGGCTTTGAAGGCATTATGATTAAAGACCTTGAGGCTTTCTATGAATGTAAGCGAACTACTGCTTGGATGAAATGGAAACCTACCGTTACTGTAGACTTGGAGGTTATCGATGTTGAAGAAGGCACTGGTAAAAATAAAGGACGACTTGGAGCTCTTGTTTGCGCCGGCAACGACCTTGGGTTCGACATTTCAGTCAATGTTGGTAGCGGGTTTACTGACAGTGATAGAACTGACTATTGGGATAATAGCGATATGGTCGTTGGTCGTACTGCTGAAATATTGTGTGACGCTATAACACAAAATAAAGACGGAACTTATAGTTTACGTTTTCCCAGATTCCTTCGCTTCCGAGACGATAAGTGATATACTATATCTTAACCAGGAGTTAAGATATGGAAGCAGAATTTAAAGTAGGATATGCGGAAGCACAATTCAAAGTAGGTGATAAGGTAGAAAAGACCAGCGGATACAAATGGCCCGGAGTGGTTGTAAGTGTATTCGAAACCTTAGAAGGTCAACGCCGTGTAGTAGTTGAATGTACTGTAGCTGAAATTGCAGGTGCACTACATATCTATAATGAAAATCAATTAAAAGTAATGGAGTAAACCATGGTATCAGTAGTCAAAAGTGAATGGCATCAAGTAGAGAAACGCTATGGTCTAGAGATAGATACCGATCTATTGAGCGAGATTTATCCTGAATTGGATGAAGATGAGATCGAGGCAAAACTTGCTGAACTAGAATCAGGTGAAGAAGATATTGATACTATTCTCAATGATGCCGATGAAAACAATGTAGATATTGATTGGGATTATCTCAATGAAGATGATTGGTGGACTGACCGCAAGGGCGGATATGAAGTTACCTATAGTTTAGAAGAATGGGAAGTGCATGAAGATTATGTATCACCCATCACTCATAAGTGTGTCAAATGCAAATGGACTGGTTCAAAATTTGATGCAGCATGGAAGTGGGAAGATGATAATGGTGTTGAGTTAGATGAAGCCATTAAGATTTGTCCTATGTGCGATAGTGCTACTGAATTGACCGAAGTTGGAGTCGAACAAGTAAAGAAAGATGCTGAAACTGAAGCACGATGGCCATTTACTAGTGTAGAAGATGAAGAATCAACTGAGGAATAATCATGTACAAAACAGTTTATACCGAAGTAGAAGTTGATGTTGATTTGAGTGACTTTGAAACCGAAGATTTACTTGACGAATTAGCCAGTCGCAGTTCGTTGCCAATGGAAGAAGATTTTCAAGGTAAAGAATTGTTAGAAAAAATCTGGTTGAAGCGTAGACAAGGTAATCACGATTATCAAACAGAATTAGACCAACTAATCTATCAAGTCACTGGTCATATAGTATGACACATCCACTAGTAGGTAGATCATATACCTTTGAAGATGGTAATCGTATGGAGATAATTCAAGTAAGAGAACAGGATGAACACCGCGGTGGTGCTAGTGTTACTTACTTGGCTTATCAAGGCCCAGGAATCCCACAAAAGTTAGTATTAAATTTAGAACAATTCATTGATATCTACGGTCAGCTATTTGAATGACTATTTAGGTAGTCTTTTACATACTAAATAACTAATGCTTAAAAGAATATTCAGTTTTTCCAATTTTACCTTATTAGTAGCATTAACCGTTAGTACTATCGCCGCATGGTATAGTATTATCGGATTGACTACTATCTTTGCTGGAGCAGTAGTTCCAGTCATCATCATGGGTTCAGCACTTGAACTTGCTAAAATTACTGCAACAGTATGGTTGCGTAAGTATTGGCATCGTGCTGGATTGCTCCTCAAACTCTACTTAGTACCTGCTGTAATGGCTATCGCATTTATTACAAGTATGGGTATTTTTGGCTTTTTAAGTAAAGCACACATGGATCAAGGTGTTGGTACAGGGGATATCAGTGCCCAAGTAGCATTGATTGATGAAAAAATAAAGACCGAACGTGATAACATAGACACGAGTAAAAAAGCATTACAACAGATGGATGCTCAAGTAGACCAGATGTTGAGTCGTACCGATACAGATAAAGGTGCTGAGAAAGCAGTACAGATTCGCCGTAATCAAGCAAAAGAAAGAGTAGCATTACAGCGTGATATTGCTAAGTCACAGGCTGTAATCAAACAATTTAATGAAGAACGGGCACCTATCGCTAGTCAATTGCGTAGAGTAGAGGCTGAGGTAGGCCCTATCAAGTATATTGCTGCATTGATTTATGGCGACAACCCTGATCAAAACATCTTAGAAAAAGCAGTACGCTGGGTCATCATCTTGCTTGTTATCGTATTTGATCCATTGGCATTGATGTTAGTATTGGCCGCTAATCAGAGCAAAGACTGGGACAATGAAGAACCAGTAGAAGAATCTGTAGAAGAATCTGTAGAAGTCATAGAAGAAGAACCAGTAGAAGAAGAAATAGAAGAACCTGTAGAAAAAGAATTTGACATCAATGATCATCCATACTTGTTTACACCTCCAGGTAGTACTACACCTCCCGGAATAGAACCTGCACCTATCCAAATCTACAAGAGCGAATCAAGTGATCCCACGCTAGAGCCTTGCTACAAGTGTGGTACCGCATTAGTCGATGCTCCTGGTATCGGTCCCTTCTGCCCAAACAAAGAATGTGATGTTTTTGACAGCCCTTATCTACAAGACGAAGAAGTAGTCACTATGCCAACTATAGCATCAGAGTTACCTAATGTGATGCAATCTACTACCATACCTTATCAAGAACTAGATGGGGGCTATATAATGTTTGATAACAAACATATGCATAAAGATGTATTAGCAAGTATGCGCCCGGATATACTAAAATTAGTTGCAGATTCGGGTAAATCAACTAAAACTAATTTTGGAACATCGTTTCCAACTATAGCTGGCAAAGGTGATACCTTTGTTCGGGTAGATTCCTTACCAAACAAGGTTTACAAATTTGATGGAACAAGATGGATCGTGGTCAACAAGGACCAATCTAATACTTATTTGCATGATCAGGAATATATCAAGTATTTGGTACAAAAAATTGATGAAGGTGAATATGACATTGAATTGTTGTCCGAAATAGAGAAACAACAAATTGAAGATTATTTGACCAAAAACTCTTGAACTTTAAGCCATTCTAGTATACAATACTCATATCTTTAACTACTGGAGAAATCCAATGAAAATGAAACTTAAACTTACTGCGTTAGCATTTGCTGTGGCCCTAACTGGATGTGCATCATCTGGAAAAAAAGAGGAAGCTGATAACAAAATCGAACCGATTCGTTCTCAAAAATTAGCTACCAGTTTTAAAGCAGAGGCAATTACAATTGAATCTGAATGTAGTTGGTTTACTAGCAAGAAAAATTGTGATATCACCGCTATTGAGGCAGTTGGTACTGCTGCTACGAATGGCAATACTGAAAACAATGTACGTGTTGCATTGATTCGTGCAGGTGATAAAGCCCGCGCTAATGTGCGTCACTTCATCAATGAAGATGTTAGTAGCAGCCGTGTAAATCGTACTATTGCCAAGAACATTGAACAGGCAGCTGACAAAATGAAACAACGTGCTCCTAACGGTGATACCGTAGCACTTTCCGATGAAGAAGTATTAAAAGCTAAACAACAAGATAATGCTGATAAGACTACCAACTTCATGGAGCGTAACAACTATAACGATACTGCACATAATCTTACTGATAATATTGCAGTAAATGCACAAGGTATCTTGCGTGGTTTTCGTGTAATTAAGCAAGAAAAAATTGGTCCTCAAGAAGTAGCAGTAACACTACGCTGGGACGTTGAAAGTGATACCGCTTCGACTATGTTGCGTAAGAAATTTGACGGTAAATAAGCATGAACAAGCTACTAAGTTTAGTGGCATGTTTATTGTTTGTTGGTAGTGCAGTTGCTGGAAATAACTACATCCGTGTAGTTGCTACAGCGCCTACACTTGAACAAGCAAAAGAACTTGCTTTCCGTGAAGCTATTCAAATACGAGTAGGTACAATTGTTCTTAGTGAGCGTGAATCAAGTTTTGAAAACACATTAAAGGACAATGTTTCTGTCTATAGTGCTGGTTATGTTGATGATTTTAAAATAATCTCAATTGTACCAAAGAACTCTAATGTAGAAGTTACAGTAGATGTATTGGTTGCTGATAGCAAACTGATGAATCAAAAACTATCACAAGGCAAAGATAAAAAGTCTTTTGATGGCGAGAAGGTAGTTACTACTCTTAACTCATTTTTGAATCAAAAACAAAAAGGTGACCAACTACTTCAAACTGTGATGGGTAGCTATCCAAAGAATGCATTCGTAATCAATCAACAACCTTACGTGTTATCCGTAGATAGCTATCGTAATACTATCTTAAAGATTCCATATACTATGCAATGGAACAATGATTTTATTGTTGCTATACGTGAAGCTATGGGTTTATTAGAAGATAACACATACAAAACAGGTGCAATGGCTCCTGCAAATATTATTATTACTGACAAGTATAATACACCAAATGATAAAAATTGGTTTAAGTTCAATGATATCCCTACATTGCAAAATGTTAAAACTGAAATCATTGGTAGAAAAGAGTTACGTATTTTATTAGATATGCTTGATGGTAATGGTAAGACATTGTACAAGAAATGCTATTCTCCGGATTCCATTGCAAACAGAAAGCCAGTGTTCTATAATATGAATGACCGTCGTGGTATTTTTATATTTGGTAATGGGATGGAGTCTGGGTCGATTCAATTGCAAATTCCACCTGCATACAATTCCCTAATACAACAAACAAGCAAGATTGAATTGGCTGTAGTAAGTGCTGGTAGTTGTACTTAAAAATATGAACACTGAAACCAAAAGATAAATTAATATATGACCACTGAATCAAAATTGACATATTGTTCTTTTTGTAATACACATAAAGATAAAGTTAAAAAATTAATCGTTGGAGATGATGTTGCTATATGCAGTGAATGCATTGAACTATGTACCCAACTGATTGAAGATGAAAATCTAACATCCGAAACACCAAAGCCCAAAGAAGAAGAAACATTTAATGATCCTTCTAGCATCAAAGATTATCTAGACAAACACGTTATTGGTCAAGATAGTGCTAAGAAGGTATTGAGTGTGGCTATTGCTAATCACTATAAGCGCATCACACACCCACCTAAGGATTTAGATATTCAAAAAGGTAATGTATTATTAATTGGCCCAACTGGTTCAGGAAAAACATTGCTTGCCAAGACTGTGGCCAAATATCTCAAAGTGCCCTTTGTAGTTGCTGATGCTACTAGTTTGACTGAGGCTGGATATGTAGGTGATGACGTTGAATCAATGATTAGTATGTTGGTTAATGCTGCTGGCGGTGATCCTAGACTAGCAGAGCGCGGTATTGTGTTTGTAGACGAAATTGATAAGATTGCACGTAAAGGCGAAAGCGCAAACATAACCCGTGACGTATCAGGTGAAGGTGTTCAACAAGCGTTACTTAAACTAGTAGAGGGTACGGTATGTCGCATTCCAGCTAGCGGTGGCAGAAAGCATCCAGGCGGTGAAATGCTAGAGGTTGATACGAAAAATATTCTATTCATATCAGGCGGAGCGTTTGTTGGATTGAAAGGCATAATCAATAGTCGCACGAACGGTACTAGTATTGGGTTTGGGGCGGAAATTAAAGATCAAAATAAAGAAGGCAACTTAACTGATGTAACTCCTGATGATTTAACTAAATTTGGAATGATTCCTGAATTCATTGGTCGTTTCACTACTACAGTCAGTATTGGAGAATTAACCAAAGAAGAATTATTGCGTGTACTTACCGAAGTCAAAAACAACTATATTGACCAGTATAAGTATTTGTTGAGCATTGACAATATAAAATTAGATTTTGACAGTGGGGCATTGGAGCAAATTGTTGACAATTGCTTGAAATTAAAGACCGGAGCACGTGGATTGCATACGGAAATTGAGAAAGCATTAATGCCGCATATGTTTAATACTAAGGAATACAGAGAAAATAACGTAACCGAGATAAATATAACAAGGGAGCAAGTGTTAAAACCAAAATCATTAATATGAGTATAAAAGGAAGACGAGTTATTGTCACGGATGGAAATGTAGAAAAAGCGTTGCGTAAATTCAAAAAGAAGATTACCGATCAGAACCTATTACAGGAACTGCGCGACCGTGAACAATATGTCAAACCTTCGGTAGAACGTAAGGTGAATAAAGGTTTAGCTAAACGCAGATGGCAGAAATACTTGCGCGACCAAAGTCTTCCCAAAAAACAATTTTAAGTTAAATAGTAGAATTTTTTGCGTATTTTTATTTGAATAAATACTCATTGTAGATGCCGATAATCGGGTCTACTTATAGTCATCTTGCTTATAAAGGAGAAAACAAATGACAAAAACTTTACACCTTCGCACCATTGACATTCCGTCACTTCACAAATTTGGTATCGGTTTCGATACAATGTTTGATGAGTTAAATAGAATGCATTCTCAACATCTAAATTCCAATACACACTATCCCCCATATAATGTAGTTCAAATCAATGAGGACGAGTATATGATTAGTATTGCTGTTGCAGGATTTGGTCATGATAATCTCACAGTTACAAAAGATAAAAACTTCTTAATAATTGAAGGTAAGCATGACGCAGATACAGTTGAGACATCTGAGGTTAATTATCTACATAAAGGAATTAGCGAACGCAACTTCTGTCGTGAATTTCAACTTGCTGATTATGTAGAAATTTCTAACGCTCATTTAGAATTGGGTATTCTTAATGTTCACTTAAAGCGTGAAATACCAGAAGAACAAAAGCCCAAGTCTATTGCTATTTCTTTTACTAAATAATATAATAGCAAGTGTGTAGTCACAGTGGCTACACACTTTATAACTAACACCTATTAAACTACTATGTCTAAAACAGAAACAAAAATCAAAATCAAACCCAATCTAGCATTGACTGAGCCTCCATTGTACAAAATCATTTATATTAATGATAACGTAACTAGTATGGAATTTGTTGTAGGTAGTTTAATTGATTACTTTAACTATAACCAAGATACTGCTAGCACAATTACACACAACATCCATGAAGAAGGTAGTGCTGTAGTTGCTGTACTGCCCTATGAAATTGCAGAACAAAAAGGGATTGAGGTTACACTAGAGGCGCGCAGTCATGGGTTCCCACTTCAAATTAAAGTTGAAGCAGAGGCTTAAAGAGTAACTTCTATTCTTTTAGCCCAATAGGGGTTTCGCTTGAAACACCCGTTGTTTATGTAGTTGATATCATTGATATTGGTGTCAACTACTTTTCCATATGTACCGTATAACCAATGCGACACTTTGCTTTCAGTATCAGCTACTAGGCTCATACTCATGTGTAATTGATTTTCTAAATGTTTTGGGTGTTCCCCAAAATATAATTCTTCGTTAGGTGCAGAATTAGAGACTACTATAATCTTCTTAACATCTAAATGTTTTTGTAATCGTTCAATGGTGCTTTTTAGATAAATTAAATCTTCGTTACGATGTACTTCAACCACAGCATTGACCACAACATCATCAGTTTCTACGGTATTCCCGTACCAACCATTTGCCCCTATAATAGCGATACCATCAATTACTACCACATGGTGGTGCATAATTGCTAGATTGCGTATGCTTTTGCAAGCCTTATGTATTTCTTCTGTACGTTTAGCTACGTTATCATTATTATGATATTCTAATGAACCTAGTGTATAGAATACACCTTGATAGAATTTAGATAAATGCGATAGTGTTTGTTTAACAGTTCGTAAATCTTGACTAATGTTTCCTGCTATTATGCAGTATAAACTAGTTGCTTTACCTTCCCAATTGAAACTATCCTCAGGGAATAGATTCAAGTCACTTATTAAGTCAAACCCTATCGTAGTCATTTACTTAGCAATACTAATCTTAGGCTTTCTTGGTGCTTTTGGCTTAGCTGGTGCCTTAGCTGCTGCTGGCTTTTCTGCTTTTGGCTTAGCCGGTGCTTTAGGTTTTGCTACTGCTTTTAGCTTAGGTTTTGGATTCTCAATAACGTAAGAACCGCCCATATCGTATCCTAATTCAGGCTCAGGTACATATGGAATAGGGGTTGTTGCTGCTGGCTCCGGTACCTTATAAGTTCCTGATACATTAGTGGTTGTAACTGCATCCAATGGGTGCCTATCACTATTGGACTTCAATCCAAATAACTTCTTTAAAAAATCTAACATAAAATGTCTCCTTCACATGTATTTAATATCGGGTAAGAATTTTATATTTTTTCCTACTGATAAATACTAAACTATGCGTGAATTTATTAATATTATTGAACAACTAACTGAAAGCACTGGTTTAGCAGGTCGTAAACCAGGGGATGTTTTTAAAAATGAAAACGGAGAAGAAGCAATATTTAACGATATTAAATTTTTTCCCGAAGGCGGTGGTAAATTTACCCCTGAAGAACTAGATCAAGCATTAGGTGAAATTGAACAACAAGTTCCAGACATACAGTGGCAAAATAGTCGTTCCGGACGCACTGGCGGATTTGCAATAATCTCATTTGGGAATTTTGTAATTGGGCAATATCTGCAAGAAGTTAAACCTTCTATAACTGATAACAAAGTATCAAATACATTCACAATAGATGGAACAACATATAAGTTTGGTGGCAAAGCTGCTGCTAAAGCCGATGCTGGATTAAGTCCACAAGATTTGTTAACTGATAAGATTGATTTAACTATTCCAAAGATAATGAATCAACTTGCTAGTAGTTTAGGAACAGATAGTCCGTTATACGCACTGGCACACAATATTGCAATGGGACAACCATTGCCCATATCATTTGAAGCCCCTGAAGGAGTTAGCTTCTCTGCTTTCCGTGATTACTTCTGCGAGATACTACAACCGATAGCATTGCAAAAAGGCCAATTTACAGGTAACGCAGGTGAAGCAGCAAATAGATTTTTAGGCGGAACATTTCAAAAGACATTGATTAGTTTTGATGATAGCAAAACAGCAGGACTTAGTGATAGCGTTATATCCAATAGTCAAGGAGGTAGTGTATTAGTTAGTACAAAAGGCGGCAAGGGTGCTACAGCCAGTGCAAGTAATTTAATCGATCAAATTGATAAGATAGCAGAAACACCAGACGGTGACAAATTCTTAAGCAAACATAAAGAAGTAGTTGATATGTTGCGTGAGATACAAGATGCTGGACAAGCTGGTGCACCATTGATGTTAGGTGTTCGTTATGATATCATTAGCCCAGATGACGCTGATATGATAAGAGCATTTAAAAAGATAGGTCCTGTTAGCTTAGATAATATTGACCAATTAGGTCTTAGTCCAAATCTAACAAAATTAGCACAATCACGCAATACAGATGATCCAGATAATGTTAATTTATATTATCACTTAATGGCAGCAGTAGCACACAAAGCTGCTACACAAGTCAATGAGAAAACTAAATTTAGTAAAGCTGCTGCTGATATATTAAACAATGGTGCGTTAGTGCAGATGTATACCAAAGCAAGTGAAGGTAAAGGTAAATGGACATTACAAGAATTCAATACAATTTATCCAGGTGAAAGTATTAAAGGTGTTTATCTATCAGCAGGTAAAACATATTATAGCACTGGTATAAAAGGTAACTATACATTTAAAATTGACAAAGGTTCCGGTGCACCAAAAGATGATGAACAGACTGCAACCACAACTAGACCCAAACGAGAAAAAAATGCAGGCATTGACCAATTAGCAACCGCAGCAAAAGATATCGTCAATCCAGTAACAAAGCCTAAAGAAACTGGCACTAGAGAAAAACGCAAACGGTAACCAAACTAGTTGCAACTAGATAATCTTTCTGCTATACTTTTAATTTTAAGGAAGTATATGACTCTAGTCCCAATGGTTTTAGAACAAACAAGCAAAGGTGAGCGTAGTTATGATATCTATAGCCGCATGTTGCGTGACCGTGTTATTTTGCTTGAGGGCGAAGTACATGATCAAATGGCAAATCTAGTTGTTGCCCAATTGCTTTATTTGGAAAGCGAAAGCGAGAAAGATATCTCTATCTATATCAACAGTCCCGGTGGTAGTGTGACTGCTGGTATGGCAATCTATGATTGTATGCAATTCATCAAGCCCGATGTTATGACCATCGTTATGGGTCAAGCATGTAGCATGGGCAGTTTACTTGCTCAAGCAGGCGCAAAGGGCAAGCGTTATATATTACCTAATGCTAGACACATGGTTCATCAACCAAGTGGTGGCGCACATGGTCAAGTAACTGATATGGAAATTCAAGTTAAAGAAATACTAGCGATGAAAAAGAGCCTGACGCAAATCTATGTTGATCACAATAGTGTAGGTAAGACATATGATGAGTTAATTAAAGATATGGAACGAGACTTCTTTATGAGTGCTACTGAAGCAGTAGCCTACGGACTAGCAGATTCTGTATTGAAAAAACGTCCTTAAAACGGTTGACAATAAATCCATAATAGTATATACTACGTCTTTCAACTGTAAAAAGGATTTGAAATGGCTTCCAAAATTTCTAATGCTATCATAGACGGTGATGCGCTAATCATCACTAAGTTAAGCAAATACCTGCGGTACTCTAAAGACGAGATTAACACGCTTGTCAAGGCTTCCAAAAAAGGCATAATTGCAGTAGAAACCCTAGTCGAGGAGGCTATTAGCAAAGTAGCAAAAGTAAAACGTTCATCAATTGATGGTGAAGATTTTGTGAACGGTTGGGACGCTAAGAAAGGAACTGTCAATTGGCACGGGGCAGGATCTAAAAGCCCTATTCGTAAATGTTCAATTGGCACAAAGAACAAAACAGGTGATCTTATTTGTGTAATTGCAGATCCAATTGCTAACGAAATTTTCTACTTCAAAATCCCAAATTCAGAATATTGTGATTTTCCACAAGTGAAAATCACTTTCTCTGATGCAGGTGGAATGCCAAATGGGTTGCGTGAGGGCGGGTTTTCTTGGAAAATGTGGAATCTTTATCGTAAGAAATCTTTCCGAGACTTGTGTAAGAACTAAGACCTAAATTAGGTTGACATTAAATGGTTTTGGGTATATAATACAATCTTAGACAGTTAATTAAAGGACTTGAAATGCGTACAAAGACTATCATCGAAGGTTTGAAAAATTCTCAGAAATTCCGTGTGATTTTCAAGGGCGATGGATCCGAGAATGACATTGGTATGTATATGACGGTTCAGCAAATGACCGAAATGTTTGCTACCACTAACGCCCGCGTATTGTGCTGGGATGCAGTACAACAGTTGGCAAACGAACGGGAATTTGCAAAATCACTACGCAAAGCTATCCCAACTGGACTTGGCACTACTATCCGTGGTAAACAGATTCAAGTAGACCTTGTGTAAGGTTGACATTAAATGGTTTTGGGTATATAATACATACTTAGACAGTTAATTAAAGGACTTAGAAAATGACAGATACAGAATTCGACACTAAATTTGACTATTACGAGACCGTGCGTGAGGAGTTAGGTCTGTCTGCAATCTGGTCTATCTACGAAGTGAAAAATCTCAGCGAACCCCATCCGTTCAAGGGTGCGAAAATAGTTTCTTACAAGGTCTATCACGGCAATGAATATCAGGTCAAAATCAATGGTCTGACATGGGCTGCACTAT